TGTGGCCACTGCATCTGCACCAACACCACTGACTCGTGAAAACGTTTGATTTCTATACTGTTTGGTAGTGGTTTGATAAACCACAGCCGGCGTTTGATTTTGTACAATAGACTGTGCTAACGTGTTGATATATTCTACAGCAGCCAATGTTGGTACTAATTCAGGTGCCGCAATCTGACGCTGTGTTCCTACCCAATAGCGTTGGCCTGCGTATACGCTGGCAACGTTTACACCAGTTGTATTATTTCCGTATAATAGATCATAGATAACAGCTTCAATCATTAAACGTACATCACGCTTACAAGTCTCTTTACTGTATTGTAGACCCGGGTATTCAGCAGTTAAGAATGCAATAATTTCTGACTGAATAAAATCAATATTGTTAAGCAATAGTTCTCGACTATCTGAATTTGATCCTTTAGTGACTCCAAGTACACTTGGTAATGTAGGTGTCGGCGCTTCGTCGCCCTGGATTAGTGCAATCATTAAATTAATATTATCATTGATAATATCAACGGCAATTGGTACAGCAACTACTTGACTTAGACCTAAAATACTTTCTTTTAGATCAGTTAGTACTCCGATTAGCTGTTCAAATTCAATGCCAGTTTCTGCACTTGGAAATTTCTCAGCCATTCTAATAGATCTAAAATTGCTTTGATAAACAACATCAAAACACAGCGCATCAATAACATCTCCAATATAGGCGCTTAAAATAGTATTACTGTACGAGAAATTTAAGATTGAGTCTCTTACAAATCTAATAGCGTCGACCGTTTGAATTAATTGGTCGCTTAATACTTTAGAACTGGATTCGTCATAATATCTAGTTGCAGCCAATACAGTATTATAAGTTGTACCTAGTACTAGGTCAAGGGTAACTGCATCGATCATTAGACCAACGTCACGACTGCACTTTGCTTTGTCAAATGTAAATGTGTTTACGTATTTGTTGTTGATGTAGGCAATAGTTTCGTATTGAATAAATTCTTTATTAACACGCAACAGGTCAAACGCATTAACATATCCGGTATCTCCACTGTTACCACCACTTAGTGTTACATTAGTAACAAGTGAAAATGTTTGATCAGGACCTTGTGTGTAGGCAATACGTTGACGATACGGACCAGGTTCTGTTTGACTGATTGTAATTAATCCTTCAGCTGCCAAACAGGCAGCCCCAACAGATTTATAAGCATAATTCCAAAAACGGCCTTCTTTGCCTCTTGGAGTTAATGCCTGAGTGTCGTCACCTTTAGTAGTAACAAACAAGTTAATGGCGCTAGAATATGTTGAATTGTCAACATAATATTTGGTTGCGGCCTGTAAATCGTCGGCTCCGTTGGGTGATCCAATGCCTGCAATAGCGCCTGGGTGGTCATTAAGGATCAGCGGCCCAGTCATTGAGTCACCGCCCCTAAACACTACATTTTTACGAGGTAGTGTTTCATTAGCTACATAGTTGCTGGTTAGGGTTGGATCATAATCGTCTTCTTCAATTTGGGGAACTAATGGTTCGTCTCTAACACGGAGAGCATCACCAATAAGTCCGCCTTGGCTTTTTACATAGTTTCTATCTGCATAGCCTTTGCTAATTGCTAGTTCGTCTAGGGTAGTAGTTACTCCTCGAGGTCCGTGAACCGCATTAAAAGATGCTACTAGATCAGAACTTGGATCTGGAACCTTACCAATTGGAAATTGATTTGAGTTTAACGGTCCACCAAGTTTTGGAGCAGGATCGCTAGCTGTTGTTGACAGGGCATTGGTAATGGTTACCTTATCCGGGTCAGTCACATCAATACTGATACCTTCGCCAGCAATCAGTGTTTTGGCTGCTAAGCCACTGCCGTCCGTTTTAGAAATAATAAGACGATTCTGACCGTAATCTGCTACATAACCTTCACCGTCTATAAAGCGTAATGATTGTGCATCTGATAAATTTGTTAAACTAATTGCACCACCAGCACCAAATATAGCATAAATTTCGTTAAAGTTTTCATTAACTTTTCTAAACGATTCTCTAATACTATCACCGGTACCATCATTACCTTGTACACCAATGTCGATTTCTTGACGTGCCATATTTTAAACTCCGAAGCTTGATCCGCACCCGCAAGTTGTTGTTGCGTTTGGGTTTTTAATTGTAAATTGTGACCCTGACAATTCCTCTATGTAATCAACTTCTGCACCTTGCAGATATTGTAAACTCATGGAATCGACTAAAACTTTCCATCTTCCAAGGGGTATTTCAAAGTCATCTTCGCCTTTTTCGCCGTCTAGCGTAAATCCGTAGCTGAATCCTGAACACCCGCCGCCTTGCACATACACTCTTAAACTTACTTCAAGATTGTTTTCTTCAGACAAAATGTCTTGTATTTTTACTGAAGCAGACGGTGAAATTGTAATCATCATAGGTCCTATGAGATATTTATCAATAGTATTTTATAACCTTAATGTAAATAGTTGTATGTTCCTACGTTTAGAATATCAACAGACTACACATACTAGACCTAGTAAATTAGGTTTAGGGCACACCTATACTCGACAAAAAACAATTGTAGTTTTTCGATGTGATAGTTGTAGCGAAGTCTTTAATCGAGATAAAGGGCAAATAGATTCTAAACGATTGAGCAACAATTACTTTCATGTGTGTTCAAATTGTGATGCTAAACGATTTGCTCAGAAGCGTGGCAAGGATCGTAAAAAGGTATGGGATCTGCCTGCATCAAGTCTAATTGACATCAGCCATATATAAATAAAACTCCAAGGAGGAACATAGAATGTTCAAGAAAATTGCAGAATTCTTTACAGGCAAAAAGCCAGAAGCAGCCCCAGAAGTACCGTATAAAGTAGAAGCTACAAATAATGCTGAGACAACTTTTAAGTACGAGGATGTTAAGCCAGCAACTGTAGAGTTAACACCGGTTGCCTATGCTGATATTGCTCCGGCAGCGGCGCCTAAGCCAGCAGCCAAAAAGAAAGCTCCAGCCGCCAAAAAAGCAACTGGAGCTAAAAGACCGCCTCGAAAACCTAAATCACAAGCCTAATAATTTAGCTTGTTCATACAAGGCAAAACTTGCAATATTTTTGCCTTTAGATTCACACATGATATCGTGTGTTTCTGTAAAACTTAGAGCCCACTCATTTACTGCCTTATTCCAAAAGAAGTTTGAATGAGCTCTGAGTTTTTGTTTTTTATGTCCAGCTTCTAACAAAGTTGCGTAGTCTGGTAAAGTGTTGTCGCAATGTCCTGATAACCATTCTTCACGACTAATAGAGTAATGCATGACAGGTCGAACACCGCGCCAACTTTCAATTATGCGTAAAACTCTATCGTCGGTTGGCTGAATATAGTCTCCTGTACGGACCCAGTGATGGTGTACGTCAAGCACGAGGGCGCAGTGCTTGGCAAGCTCAATGCTACTTTCGATGCCCCAACAGTTTTCGTCGTTTTCGATCGTGATGCAGTTTCTTGCTTCGGGGCTGAGTCTTGGGATAACTGCTTTGATACCGTCGGGGCCGCATCTACCCGATATGTGGACATTAATTTTAAAGTCCTGAAATTGCTTACCGAATCCCATCCACCTGGCCATATCTGCATGATATTCAAATTCCTCTATACTTCTATTTACAATATCTGGATTATCGCTAGCCAGCACAGTAAACTGACCAGGATGAAATGACAAACGAACGTTACGAGCGCGAGCCAAAGCGCCGACCTGGGCAAAGTGCTTTTCCGCATAAGCACGAACGTCTGATAAGCACCAAAAATAGCTATAATCGCGTTGGGTGTACACAGGAAGAAGGTCACTGCTAATACGAACCATTCGGAGAGATTCATCTAATGTACCTACTTTTTCTACAAGTAATCTTGTTGATTCGATGTTTTGTTTCATCAAATCCCATAGTTTGGTCTCAGCTACTTCTTTAGATTGTCGATTAAGCCATGCCACAGTAGTTGAACTAGTGTTGTACTTTTTACAGTCATCAGTAGGTTTAATACCATTTATCTGATTAGGTGTATCGATCCATTTACATGCGAAGCCTATTTTACCCATTTTTGTTTCTCTCTGCTTCCATTACCCGTTGTCTTAGTTCGGATGTTGAAAAGCTATGCCTACGTTGATTAAAATAAAATTTCATAGGAATGTCATGTCCTGTGAAATCCTTGCCTTGATATTCTTCGCCTAAAATTCTTACATCAATTTTATAAGAAAGCAGTATGTCTCTAAGTTCTTTTTCTGTAGCGTATACCACAACTTCATCGACATATACACATGCTTTTAGCTGTACATAACGTTCAAATACACCCTGTACGGGTTTATTTTTACTAGCACGGTCTAGCGTGGGGTCTGTCTGAAGCCCTACAATTAGATATTCACATTGTTCTTTTGCTTCTTTAAGCATCATAATATGCCCTGCATGAAACAAATCAAAAGTTGAACAAGTAAATCCAATTGTCATTACCAATGCCTTATAACGCCTGCGATTATAAAAAAGTTTGTAATAACGTATGTTAACACAATTAACGTCCTAATGCAAGCAATTCGGTCCGCTTCCGCGTCCGAACTGCCTGATTTTTCTCCTAATGCTTTAGCCCAAATCCGCCAAAGTTTATGCAAATAAATCTTCATTCCATTCACGGTGACCTTCACGATAGGCCATATTACTTTGAGTTTCACGCACTTCTACGCGATAGCACCAAAGACGTTTGCTTTCGCCGTCGCCCCACATGTCTGGAATATAAACACCATTGACATACTTGTACAGTTGATCAGCTAGGCCTTCGCAACCTAGCCTAGGAAGAATAGTAAGTTTAGCCAACTTACGCTTTTCCATTTCCTTATAAAAGTCTAACTCGGGATCGTCCTCTGCTACTAACAGGGTATGATCAAATTGACTTTCTAATATACCTTTGAGTTCTTTAAGACCTCCGTAGTCAGCGGCCCAATTACGAGCATCTAGGTTGTTAGTTCCAAAGTAGAACTTCATGTTAAAACTGTAACCGTGAATCAGATTACAGTGACTATCAGCTCGCCATTGCCTGTAGGCGCATGGGAATGAGTCGTGATATTCTTTAGTTGATGTGTACTTGTATTGTACGGGTTGTAGATTTGCCATCTCTAGTCTCCTTTGTAAGGTAGCAAGTTTGACGACATGCAGAGTTTATAAAGCGGGATGAATGACGTTAAAAGTCCGCTATATGTAATTATACAGTCTTAAGGAACAATGTCAACTATTGTGGCGACCAATTGCACCAAATGGCAACCAAGTTCCGGGATTGCCCGAAACTACACAGATCCAACCTACATAGTTACCATCGTGTGGTTCAGCATTCCAGCAAACGTCACCTTTGGTATAAATTCCAATACTTGGATGCTCGCTAGCAGAAATAAACTTCTTACCATTTAAACTAACTGGCCCTTTCACTTCTAAGTCGACAGATGTATCTGGACTGTTAACACCAATTGAAACTTTACCAAATAGTTTAAGTGGCCTGTTGACATTTTGATTATGTCCAATAACAATTTCTTGACTGCCTACCTTAACGTCTTCTAAGCCGTCTACTGTTACTTTAAAGTCTTTTGATGTTCTGATACCGTCATTGTTAACGGTTAGTATTCCGGCGTGGTTTATAGTTACAGCCTTCAACGTCATAAATTCAGCTTTAATATCGCCCATGAATCTAGACGCACCGCCTACACTTAAATTCTCAAGTGTGCCCAATGTAGTTAGGTTAGACTGGCTAATATTAGGACCAATTGCTCTCGGTGATATTGCTAGTTCTCCGTTAAGATAGTATGACTTGCCTTCGCCTAGATCAAAACTTTCTGAACTCCAAAGTCTTTCAGGACCGTTTCTTAAAATCAATTGACGAGTAAGATCTTTTGCTCTCCACGCTAACCCAACACCAAACACAGATACATCGCCTGGCTGTGAAAATACAACAGAATTAGCACGACCATCTTTATCGTCGGTAATAATATTTTTAGCAAATATTGTACCATTTACTCGTAAAATGCCGTTGTTAAACCGCTCGTGCCCAATTACAACTTCACCGTCACTTGTGATTGTTACTCGTGCAGTGTTATCTGTTATTAGATCAAGATCGTGATTAGTAAACGTACCAATTTGTGCTCTACCGTCAACGGGTGCGCCTAAGGCGATTTCTACGTTGTTTTCTAGTACGGAAAGGGTAGCGTTAGGGCGATCAGTATTAATGCCTAAGCGATTGAGTGCGCTGTTGAATGTAGCAAATTCACCAAGGTTTGTATCGCCGTTTACAATTAATGATCGTAAATTACCTACTTGTCTAAGACTACTGCGGATAACTCCGGGCCCTAACTCTTTAGCTGTTAGTACATCTGCATTATTAATCTTAAATGCTTTAGATGCATCGAGGTCTAAACTACCATTAAGGTGTAGTCGATTTCCAACTTTGTAAATTAATGAGGTAGAAGTTTTGCCATCAGTCCATTCAAGGCCCTGACCTTCTAAATTATTTTCTGAGTTTGCGGTGTAGTTAGCCATAGATAAAAAGTCTCTTTCGAGTATTTATCTATGGCTTACCATGTTAACTTGATACTTTAAGTAGAACAGTTTCTTCGTTAATACGACCGTTCATTTTAGTATCTGTAGCGTTGATTTCGTCTAAGAACTTACGCAGAGCTACTTTGTTAGCCGCTTTAAACTCTTTGAGCTTTTCTTCGGGCTTACGCAGGGTCTTTTGTACGCTTTTAAACTCATCAAACCCTGTGATACTAGTGCCTTTAACGCCTAGGGTATTGAACTCGGCCGCAACATACCGACCTAATTTACGAGTCTTAGTGTTAAAGATCCACAGTTCGCTAGCGCCAATAATGTCAGTAGGGCTGACACTTACAAGTTTCAAAGGCTCATTAGTCTTCATGTACTTGAGTTTAGCAACAAGTTTATCCTTGCTAACTGCTTTGGTCTTACGTGGAGCACGATTGACCTTGGCTTCTTGCATTAGCATATTGCAAGCTGATTCAATTTCTTGCAGGAAGGCAATAAAGTTTTTAATCTGCTTACGACTACGATGCTTGTAACCTTCTTTGAGTTGCTCGTCAGCCTCCCCACTAGCCAACTCATTTAACTCTGCAAGGTCGCGAGCGTAGAAGTCACGAATGATACGTGCATGAGCTGCCTTAGCACCTTTTCCTTTAAGCAGGTTAAGCATCTTAAATGCTTTAGGATCAAAGTTTTCAGGATCAACTTGGAAGGCTTGATACGCATCTTCTATTTCTTCAGTCATTGCATACGCGGCGTCTCGTACTCGTTCTTGGATTGTAGGAGTGTATACGTCTACCTTAGCTGATTCTTTTTCGGCGGCAGCTACCTCAGGGTCAATATCGTCTTTGCCGTCATTGATTACTTTGACAATTTCTGCCCGCAACCAAGCGGCACTGTCTCGACCTTGATTAAAATCAGGACGTTGGGCTTGCATACCTCGGTTCAAACACGCCGCCACTGCGCCCATAGTAGTGCCAACACGACTGTCTTTGACTTTCTTAAATGCTGAAATGTCTGCTTTAGTGCAACCGACACTTTCCATCCAACGTACAACTACAGGTTTGTAAGTTTTAATTTCGGACTCGAGACGATAGTAGTCCATAGAGTTTCGAAAGTGCTTGTGGAACTTGTCACTGTCCCAAGACTCACAACCTTCCCAAGTTGGACTAGTGTCCTTGATTACGCGAGTACGATGGGCAATGACTTGCTTTTTAGTTACACGAGTTTTGGTTGCGGTTTTCGCCATTTCAAGCTCCTATTTGTTTAACGATATGTATATTATAGCACCAAACTTGGGTGCTGTCAATACTTAAATTATCTTTTTGGACACGATATATTCGTGTAATTGGCTAGCCATTACAGCGTAGCCATTTTGGCTAGGGTGGGCGCAGGGTGTAACAAAATCGGTTGGTCCTTTGAGCTTATGACAATAATCATAAAATCCTCCTGCAACCAAATCTGGACGCCCTTCCATAATTAGTAGCATCTCCATAAAGCTTCTAACCCCGCCCGGTTGGCAAAATGATCCCCATGGGATTGAATTAATCAACTCAAGATGACTGTTCCCTAGGTGTTTAACAAAATAATCTTTAGTTATTCTAACGTCAAATGCACTGCCAACAATTAAATGAAATCCGTGTGCCTTACAAAACATTTCTGCTTCTCGAATGTTTAATAATGTCTCTACACAGATAAATTTTTCACTCCATAAAGATTCAGCATATGCTTCCCATAATTTTTTATTTGTAGAGTTTTTATCCCACGGGTTTGGCCACATAGTATAAAAATGATTGTGCTCTGGAAAATCTTTATTAACAAAATCAAATCGTTCCATGCCACTAAGCATCAGTATAACAACGCCGCTAGAAGCATTTTCAAATTTAATTTTAGGATGTAGATACAAATTCTTTACTGCACTCCTGTTGCCAGTGCCTAAACATCCTAAGTTAATTGGAGTCCAATCTGTCATATGATTGTTGCACAACTGTTGAACCCAACTGTTATCGTACATTTGATCAAAGATTTCTAATGGGATTTTCAGCGTATCAATTTGACCGTTGTATCGATCCCAAACTTCTTTAGGCCAACTGCCTACACCCTGTGTAAAACTATCACCCAAGCCTATTACAATCTTTGCTCCGGGCACAATAGTCGGAATCATTCTGTTATACATATATTAAAGTAGTTATTGTAATAGTTAAACAGTTCTACGTGAGCAGCCGGAACTTGTGTTTCTCGTTGGTTGAGTATTTGATAGTTATGTTCTAATATATCTTTCATTGATTGAATCCATTTAAATTTATCAGGTATTGCATCGATTCTTTTTATCTCTTTTATAATGGCATCAAATCGATCAAACGTTGATAACTCGTCGTAGCTTTCATCTATGAATGGATGAAATGTTTTATACCCCATCTCTTTTAATTTTTTTAAACTTCCTCTATTTCCTAGGAAAATAAATGGATGCTTGCAGGCAATTGGTTTAAATGTTTTTTCGCTAATGAATACAGTTTCGTCAGCATCGGAAAAACTAGCTTCGGAAATAACAGTTACCCATGTATCTAAATATATTTGGTCCATTATTCGATTTATGTAATATAAATCTTCCTGTTCATTGTTAGCTGTTTCATACACTAATAACGGCAACAATTTTCTAGCTTCTTCCATTGCACGTTGATCAGGCCATTTATTTTCAATTCGTGGTATGTGTGCCCCATAATCGTTGGCACTGACTAGACCCTTTGACAACAATTTCTCTTTATACAGCATAAGGAAAAACCAACTTCGGTGAGCCCGCGTCCTTTTATTAAGGCAGTTGTACGTTCTTACTTTTGTAATGTTATACTTCTTATAGTCTAAGTTAACAGTTACACTGGGTAGGATATTAGAGTCTTTAGCGATCATCTGAATATCTTTTTCAAAGTGTGGATATGAAATTACCTTAACTTGTGATGTAACAGATTTATTATTAGCCCACATAGTATATTGGCTTGCGGCCAGCATGTTGCCAGTGACATACACTATACACGCAGGATCTATTCCAACACGGTTACATTCTTCGTGAAAGAATTGCCACAGCCAAGGAGTCTGATATCCCTCCAAACATTGATCTAAAAGTAATAATGCTTTTTTATTTTTAAGTCTATCTAATTGTTGATCAGTTAAGTAGTCAAACAAGCTCTCTCTAATATTGTCTTTATAGTAGTTAGCACCAGTCCACCAATTAGGAGATTCACCTACTCCAGATGCAATAATACAATGATCTAATTCAACTAAGTCACTAAAGTAATTTTCTAAAGAACTGTGTACTCTATAGTGTTTAATGGCACCCATGATAGCACTCGGACCAAATCGGTTTGGACCAATGTCGTCTTGATATGCAACAAAGTTTCTTCTACTGTCTAAGTCTTCAAAAACAAAGTTAATCACATCAACCGATCCTTCCAAGTTAGCGGTGTAAGGTCGTTAACTATTTCTAAAGGAAAACTGTAATCAAACGGTTTAGGACCGTGTTCCTTAATCCATTCTACTGTTCTTTTTACAGACTCACGCACATCTATGGTGTGGATGTAGCCTAATAATTCTCTTGCCTTCTGTGAACTACAGGTAGCATACTTTACTTCGTTAGGTCGATCAGGCATATGCATAAAACCTCTAGTATAACCGCACTCGTCTGCTACTATCTCGGCTAGCTCTTTAATTGTTATAGTGCCTTCATCCGGACCAATATTTACAACTTCGTACGTAAATGGACCAAGAGCTAACTGCTCAATACAATACACGCAGTCGTCTATATAGCTGAAGCACCGTTCTTGACTGCCGTCACCGTATATAATTGGAGGCTTACCTTGTAAGCATCGATTAACCATTATGCTTACAACATTTCTAAACGGATCGTCATAGCGTTGTCGTGGCCCAACAATGTTGTGAGGGACTGCAATGTTCCATTCAATACCATGCACGTGACTCATAGTCTTTAGAATATCTTCGCTGGCAACTTTAGCAATGCCGTAAGGGTCTGCTGGACACGGTATGTCCGATTCTTTAAATGGAGGCTCGCCGTGGCCGTATCTAGCCATGCTTGAGCAAAATACAAACCGCTTTACTTTTAATGATACGGCTGCACTAATAGTACTAACACTGGCTTGGAATATATTTTTAGTAATAAATGCAGGACTAAAGATACTGAGTCCTTCATGTGCAGTGGCAGCACAATGAATAACAATATCTGATCCTTGCATAATCTCAGTCATCTTTTGCTGGTCGCAACAATCAACTTCGTGAAATTCTACATTGTCTGGTACATTAGATTTGTAGCCTCCTAGCAAAATATCATTGCCAGCCACAGAATGTCCTAACTCTAACATTCTATCTGCAATGTGACTGCCTAAAAATCCAGCCACTCCTGTTATAAAAATTTTCATATTTTTTTGCAATCCAAGAAAAATGGTTTGTATTCAGGAAACGTTTCTAAAAAATCAGTTCCCCTTCGTCGATCAAACTCAGTAAACCACCGATGAAAATCAGTCCGCCCTTCTTTTAATTTATCATCTGAGTAGTGAGTGGTTTCCATATAGTTAACTACTCTTCGAAACTTTTCATATTCTAAGTCTGTAAACTTATCAGATGCAGTATTATCAATGTTTTGTTTAATGAAGTCTAATGCTTCGTGCATGTACGGCATAAATTCTTCTTTAGGTAAAATATTCATATCATACTGTAACGGTTCTTTTAAGTATGGTGTGTCAAATCGTATTCGATGTTCTTTTAAATGATCGTACCATCCGTATTGTTTACGCCACTCTAACATTTTTTCTAATAGACTTTTAAAACTAGTAACTGCTAGTATGTTAAAAGTTATCATAAATGTAATTGGATTTTTAGTTTTAGTTAGATACGTGTGGAAGTTGTTGCTCCATACATCTAAGTCAAGCCCTGTGCGAATATATTCTGCACGAGGTCCCCATGTATCTAAACTAGTGAATAATTTAAACCTACGTATCTTACCTTCAACTCGTAACTTTTCAACCCTCTCTGATAAACGTTCAACTAGTAAGTGCTTAACACCTAAGTTGCTGTTAATGTTTAATTCAAGTTGCGGCAATGGATTTAGATCAAGGTCCTCCAGAAGCCGCCACGTTGATTGTTGTAACAACGGCTCGCCACCAGTAATACGCAATATGTTTAAAGTCTTACGCATGGTAGGCCACCACTTCCACCATGCTTCAACATATGGATTTTCTTCTTCAATTTTATGAATCTTAAACCAATCAATGTCACTTCGGTGATTGCGTACCATATCGTACGGACCAAACTTTTCAATTTCTTTGTAGAAACTACTTGATGCTTTAGGATGGCAATATCCGCATTTAAAATTACACTCGTTACCAAACGATATCTCAATATATTCGGGATTGATATTAAAATCTATATCGTTATTTTCAATTTCTGACATACGATCTTCGGTGTAGATACTGGCGTTTCTTTCGTGTCTATCACTAATATAGTCGGACCCTAATGCTTCAATGTTCCAGCAATACTGGCAACCTGTGGGTTGCTCGCCGTTAAGCATAGCAATTCGTTGATTCTTTTTCTCTTGCGTGTTATGTAATGCACTTGGATTTTCTAATATTTCGTTTAACGGAATAGCATGAGGTGCCGGATGATAACAACTATGTGTTTCGCCTGTTTGTAGATAGATAGTTGTGTGATGCCATTTGGCTAGACAGAATGTAGGACTAATTCGGTCTGTAATGTTTTTAATCTTAATAATTTTATTTTTATCAACAGTCATTTAATTTAATCTCTTTAAGTGAGCCAAGGGTGTTAACATCAAATTGATCTTTAATTCTTCCAAGTGGCATATATTGCCACGCAGTGTTATACTTTCTACCGGCAATCAACCATTCTTTAAACGCAGTATTTTTCATAGTATTATTTCTTGAATTGTTCACATCAATATAAAAACTATTATGGACGCTATTCCACTGCGACATAACATCAAAATGTCTGCAATCATCATTGTCTACGTATGCTTGGAAACTGTCCTTGCCGCAGATACAGTGTTGTAGGAATACATTACAAGTAAGATCATAATCTAAATATTGCCAATCACCTACCTCGTGCATATATTCCTGGGCAGATGGATTGGAGAACTCTAATAAACATATATCGGTATGCAGTGTTTTCCGTTTGTTAGGATAATGTAATTGTAGTTGATGTACAGCTAAGTTTATTTTGTCTAGACCTTGATACCATTGATCAATAATGGGCAATTCAAACGGAGGCTGATGCGGATACCATGATCTGTGACAAGTTGCTGAAGTAAAAAATCGATGTATATCGTTTAGGTCATTGTTGGAAAATTGTGTTTGATCGCTTACTTCGAACGGAAAAATTGTTTCTGGAAATTGTGAATTGAATTGTCTAATAGTGTTAACAAGTGTTGTTCTCTTTGAAGATTTTAAAAACACATCATAATCTACATTAGCTAACCGATTATGATTAACATCCCAAGTTTCATTGGGCAACAACGATGCAACCCATTTATCTACTACAGGATTGTTTAAAAGTTCTATTTTTAATTCTTGATGATCGAATATACAGGATAGGTGCATTAACATAATTATCCTGTACTAAGGCTTGCCAAAAAAAAGTCCATGGACTTAACCATGGACTTGATTATACTTCGATAATGCTAATTGTCGAGCTCGCCATAATCTCCATAATACATAATCAGATAGTTCTTCATCAACAATTTTTCCGAACTTACGTGCTTGTAGATTACGTCCAAAAACAATCTCATCTTCAATAACAAGACTGTCGTTGTCTTCTAAGCGTCGATTACTTAGCGGCTGGCTTGGCGTCTGCTTTAGGTGCGTCCTTCTTAGCAGGCTCACTTTTGACAGGCTTCTTTTCGTCCTTCTTAACTTCAGCTTTGGCTGGTGCTGAAGCGGCAGGTGCGGCTGGTTTGGCTTCTTCTTTCTTAGCAGGTGCTTGTGCAAATGCTGATACTGCGAACAATGATGCGATTACGATTGCTAATTTCATTTTAAAGTTTCCTTTATGTTAGTGTAGGAATTATTACCCTACATATATATAACGCCTTAGCTTTGCATTACGTTGACACAAATTGGTTAAGTCCAAAGACTATCGCGAGCCTTGATTAAACGGATCATCATTTCAGTATCTTCTTTGTCATAGGCCGCTTCAATCTTGGTAGTAAGTTTGAGTGCTTTGTCAGCCATCTTGCGAAGTTCGGGTGTCTTGTCACTACTCATCCAACTTAGCTTGCCACCATTGGCCAAACGTGCCGCTTCGCAGTAAGCACTCCAACCACTGGCATCATGAGCATCTGGACGATTGGGATATACAGTAGTCCACCATACGTACAGTTCTTTGATTTCTTTTGCACGAATAGCTTGCCCAGTTGGCTTGCCGTAGTCTGGATGCTCTGGTCCACACCAGTCAGTGTTAGTCAGAGTCATTGCCCAGTCAAGATGATCGATACCTGCTTGAGGGCAACGCCAAGTGCGCCAACGCCACCAACCAGAAGCCCAAAAGGGAGGATCATACTTTGCGCGAGCTTCCTTATCTCCCCAGGCGATGTGCGACCATGCGGATTCAATTTCGACGAAATCAACCAACTCATTAAATAGGCATGGCA